TCGAGCTGATCCTCCCACCGCGCCGCAGCCCGCTCCTCGCGCGAGGTCGAGTCCGTGAGCTTGGGCGCGATCTCATGCGCCAGGCGCGCTGCGAAGGCAGAAAAGAGCTTGGGTCCGAACTTCGCCGGGTCGGTCAGCTTCGCCGTGTACCGGATCGGCACCGTCGGCCCCTCGTCCGTGAGCAGCTCCGAGCCCACCACCTCCCACTGCGCGTCCTCCTGGTCCTCGCCAGCGAGGTTCAGGACACGCACGCAGCAGCTCGGCAGCGAGTAGCGCCAGGCGTAGCCGAAGTCCGGCCGCAGCGGCGTGAGCGCCTTCTTCGCGGTCCCTCCCGAGGCGTAGGCGGTGTAGCCCGTGCTGTCCTCGTTCGCGAGCTGGAAGGTGTTCGCCGTCACGCCTGCCGCGGTGTGGTAGCGGTCGTTCAGCTCCACCATGCCCACCACGTCCTCGACCAGCACCAGGTCGCCGTCGCTGTAGCCGTGGGCCGCGCTCGTCACCACCGCCGGGCTGGCCTGCGTGATGGCCGTGATCGTCTTCGCCGCCTCGAGCCGCGCGAGCCGCGTGTAGCGCGTCGCCTCGTTCCAGGCGTGCTCCTCGAGCACCTCATCCCGCGTGTACTTCCACGCGCGGAACACGGTTTCGAACGCCTCGCCGCTCGAGATCACGAGACGGAAGGAGACGCCGCCGACGAGGTCCTCGGTGTAGTCCTGCCCGTCCTCATCGTCCAGCGAGTAGGAGTTGGCATCGATCACCGTCACGCGGAAGACTCGGCCGTTCAGCTCCGTCATCGTCACGGCGTCCCCATGCAGCACGAGGTCGCCCGTGTCGTACCCGTGGAACGGACTCGTCACTACCACTGGAAAGGCATTCGTCGCCTCGGTGAAGACCACCGCGCCCTCAAGGTCGATGTGGTAGTCCCCGACCTCGGCCAGCGCCTGATTGAAGAGATCCACTTCGGTCATGAGGCATCCTTGAAGGGGAAACAGAGGAACGCGCACTCCTGCGCCTTCAGCTTGATCCGCACCGGCGACGAAGTGATCGCCTCTGGATGGCCCCGCGCGCCGAGCGTCACTGCAGCCTGGGCCCGATCGGCGTCCTCACCGGGCGCGTTCGTGTACGCGTACTTCACATCGTTGCGGCCGTCCTCGCCGAACTTCCACATGCGCCCGCGCAGGCCCCGCTTCCCAGGCATCTCGGCGATGCGCACCGTGATCGTCTCTTCCGCCTCGCCGGGGTCCCAGCGCGTGAGCACCACGAAGACCACGTCCCCCGAGCGCGCCGCGTACTGGCGCAGCCCGATCTCGGAAATCGACTCGGGCGTGATCGCCACGCTGTAGCCGTCGCGCCAGTAGTCGAAGAGCCGCATCACCATGAAGCTCGACACCGCCGCGGGGTAGGCTGGGCTCGAGATCACGATCTGACCCCACGAGTCCACGAAGAGCGCCGCGGGCGTCGTGGTCGCCTCGAACTTGGTCATGACCTGGCACATCGAGTCGAAGCCCGCCTGCCAGTGCTCCCAGAGCGCGCTGAGCGTGTACGACGCCGAGCGGTAGTCATCGCGCGTGCCAGCCTGCGCGCCCGCCTTGTCGTGGTGCTGGTACTCCGTGAGGATGATCGGCGTCGAAGCATCGAGTCCAGCGTTGGACAGCGCAGACGTGACGAGAGCCTGCGCCTCGGCCACGTGATGGTCGGGGGAGTCTTGGAAGTTGTGGAAGATCAGGCAGTCCGGCTCGCAGCCCTGCGCCGCAGTGAAGTCGCAGAACTGCTCGATCATCGTCTTTTCGTAGGTCACCCGAAGATGCGGCCAGACGCCGATGCCGGATCCGTTGTTGAACCCGGCCGGGTTCGCGCGGCGGTCGAGCCCCGATCCCGCGCCCGTCATCGTGCTCGCAAGCGACCAGTTCACACCGGCCGACACCGCCGCAGCGAGGTCGATCGCGGCCTGCGATCCGAGAGTCACCAGCGCTTCGTTGATGGACCTCCAGCCCGTGTATCCGGACACGTAGGCGGTTCCGGAGGCGCAGCGGTTGTACACGTCGCTGATCGGGGACTCCGTCGCCGGCGCGCCCTGCCCGTTCGTGTTGTAGGGGCGGATGCTCCAGGTCTCCGCCGACACGTTGCCCTCGTTCGCGATGTTGAAGGTGCTGAGCTGCACACTCTGGATCGCGCCCGTCGCGAACCCCGATGCGGGGAACGTGAAGTAGTTCCGGAACTCGGCGCCGCCCGAGCGTCCCACGCCCTCCGTCCCGCCCGTGAAGCGCGAGGACGTCAGCACGTCCGCGCTCGTACTCGCGTAGACGCGGTCCACGCGCCGGTCTGCGTACCCGGACACACTCGGCCCGCCCCAGCAGCAAGACGCATTCGCCGAGCGCCCGCCGATGTAGGCCCGCTGGTACATCAGCAGGTAGTCCTTCATCGTGGCGCCGCCGAGGTAGCCTAGAAAGCCATCCCCGTTCGGCTCGTTCCAGAACTCGAACACCACGCCCGGCCGTCCGAACTCGAGCTTGCCCGTGCTCGGATTCCGCGGCGCCGGGTGACCGAGCACGTTCATGACCGTGTCCACGAGCTCCGCCATGGCCGCCTGGAAGTCGTCGTAGCTCGCCGGGCGCGCGGTGCGATAGACCGGCCAGCCACTTCCCGGGAGCGGCGTCGTGTCCACGCTGCTCGAGAGGAACCGCGGCATGCCGTTCACCTCGAGCACCACCGTCCCGCGGCCGATCGCCTCGATGAACTGCGGCTGCGCGCAGTACAGCGTGACGCGCGCGATGTAGTCGGAGAGCGACGTCGCCGCGCTCATGTCGTACGCGCCGAAGGGGAAGTGCCCCCGCGTCACTCCGCGCGGGCCGCGGATCGACTGAAACTGCGAGTAGTGCTGAGCGCTGGCGTTGAAGAGGTACGCGCTCGGCCGCCACATGTTCGGGATCGCGCCCGCGCTCGCGCGCGCATCCACCTCGATCGCGTAAGGGGCCATCAGGGCACCTCACAGGCCCCTGGCCGCCGCGAGACGTAGAGCGGCGCCAGCACCTTCCAGCCCATCCCCGGCACGTGCGAGGGCAGGTCATCCGCACGCACCTCGGTCGTCACGCCGTCCTGCGTCGCGCGCACCTGCACCGCCCACGTCGCCGCCGTCTTCGAGGTGACGCTGCACCAGTTCGTCCAGCTCGCCGAGAAGTCGCCGTCCTCCACCAGGAAGCCGAGCTGCGGCAGCCCGGGGTTGAGGCCGACGCACGGCATGTAAAGCCCCCCGAGCAGCTCTGCCGCGGCCCCGGGCTGCACCTGCAGAGTCGGCGCGCCGCCGAGCGCGAGGCCCTCGGTCTTCACCCCCAGCGCGCGCAGGCGCCCGCCTGAGGCCACGAAGCTGCCGGGGCCCGACTGGATACCCTCCAGGTTGAGCTGCCACGCCCAGGCGTCCCCCGCGATCTCCACGGTGCGGATCGCCACGTTCTCGAGGAAGAGGCGCCCCGCGCCCGGGAGCTGCGCCACGCCGCGGTTCACGGTGGAGCCCTGCAGGTCGCGCACGTAGAGCGTCCGCGCATCGCGGTGCTCGATCCATGCGCCGCCGGCGAGGTCCGCCTGGCCCCAGAAGCCCTCGACCGTCGTGACGTCCGACCACGAGCAGCCCGCGTCGAAGCGGAGCAGCGGGAGGCCCGCGGGGCGGCCCGTGTGCGCCACCGGGATCGTCTCCAGGCCCACGATCCGGCGCACCGAGCAGGGGATGTCGAGCGTCCCCGAGAAGCGCCAGCGCGGGACCAGCGGCGCCGCCACCGAGGCGAAGTAGAGCACCGGCCGGCCGCTGTCCGCCGCCTGCTGCGCGCAGGCCAGGTCGTCCAGCGTGTCGCCCGCCGCGCAGCCGTAGTGCGTCGGGCTGGCCCAGTCGGCGGGGTCCTCGCTCTCGAAGACCGCGGGCGGGGGCAGCTCGGGGAGCCGCAGCGACGTCGCGCCGGGCGGGATCGCCGCATGCGAGACCCACTCCGACTGCTCGATCCCGGGCACCACCGCGGCGCCCTGCTTGAGCAGGGAGGCGTACGCCGAGCCCACTGCGCTCGAGTCGCGGACGAACGCCTTCGTGTCCGCCCCGAGCTCGATCGCGCTCCGGCTGGCCGCGCCGCCGCCGAAGGTGCAGCGGATGCAGGTGAGCTGCGCCCCGGGCGAGGTCATCGAGATCGCCGCCACTGCGCCCGCCGGCGCGATGTGGACGTCCTCGGCGTGGATCAGGTTCGCGCTGGCGTCGATCCCGCGCACCGTCTGCCCGAGCATGCGCACCGCGCGGAGCGTGAGGCCGTACTGCACCTGCGTCATGTGCAGGCCGCGCGCGCCGCCCTCCAGGTCCGAGTCCGCGATCAGGCAGGGCCCCGGGTAGGCGCGCGCCATCGAGATCGCGTCCCGCCCGCCGCCGATCACGCGCACCCCGCGCACCACGCCGCGGTTGCTGCACACCCAGTCGATCCCGTGCGCGCCGGGGTTCGTGGTCCCGCGGTCGATCGTGCAGTTGTAGACCGAGTTGCGGAAGCCCTCGTCTCCGCCGCCCGAGGCAACCGAGCTCGGCGCGTTGCCGTTCGTCGAGCCGAACACCAGCAGGCCCTGCGGGGCGCTCGCGTTCTGGAAGGCCGCGGAGCCCGGCATGATCCGCAGCACCGCCGCGCGCGACTGGCAGTGCACCACCCAGTTCGCCACCCACAGCCCGGCGGCGTTCTGGGCCTTGAGCGGGGCGGAGAGATCCCACGCGCCGTCCGGGACGTGCATCACGCGCCCGACGTGCGCGGAGTCGAGCTGCGCTGCGCGGAACGCCGCCCAGTCGTCCAGCCCATCGTCCGCGATCGCGCCGTAGTCGCGCACGTCGATCACGCCGGAGTCCGGCGGGAATCTGGCACCGAGCAGCAGCAGGCACAGAAGCCAGGCCCACCGCATCACACGTACCCCCAGCGCGCCTTGAGGAACGTGCGCCACTGCGCCAGCTCGGGGCCCGTCAGCGCGTCGTTGAAGAGGTAGAGCGCTCCCACGAAGGCGTCCGCGGGCGCCGTCGCGTCGAAGAGCCGCCGCAGCGTGAGCGCCTCGCCCGAGTCCGCGCCCCCGCCCGTCGTCGCCGGCGTCCCCTCGTTGATCGTGAGCGAGAGCGTGCCGCCCGAACTGCAGGTGCTCTCGATCAGGTACGTGACGCCCGTGGTGATCGTCGTCTCCGTGCTGAGCACGTTCACCGAGTTCGGACCCACCGCCGGTGCGTACGCGCGGATGCGGTCCCCGCCCGAAACCGCCACGCGGAGCGCCGCGCGCGGCGCCGCCGAGGCGTTCAGCAGCGACAGCAGGTAGTCGTTGTTTACGACCGCCTGGAGGCTGCACACCAGCAGAATGTGGTACGGCGGCATCAGGTCCGACACCCAGCCCGCCAGATCCGCCGGCACGACCAGGAATCGCGCATCAGCGCTGTCCGCTGCCAGCTCGCCGTTGATCGTGGCCGCCCCGTACAGCGGACGGCTCGCGTCCGTCGACTGCACGCCGTTGTTTCCGTTGCCGCTCGAGTCGGTCACGCTCGAGATGCCCTGGCCCGTCACCGTCACCGTGGAGTCGATGCCCGAGAAGTCCCAGCCGAGCACCAGCTTCGCCGTCACCGGCTGCGAGGGCGGCGTGGCGCCCGGGCTCGGCTTCCACGAAGCCAGCAGGTGCACCGTGTTGTTTCCGGCAGAGAGGTTCGTCCACGACATCTCGCGCGCACCCACAGGGGTGGGCCCGAGCGCCTGCGACGCAACGAGAGAGGCCGTCGCGCCGAGCACCTGCGCACCGGCGATCTCCGTCTGGCCGGCAGAGCCCGCCGCCGGGTCGCTGGCTGCCGAGTTGGACATGGCGTCCGTGACCAGCGCAGACTCCGTCGACGTCGTGACGCTCGAGGTGATCGACCCGCCGCCGGCGGCCACCTCGTTGTCGTCCACCGCCTCGGGCGCTTCGTTCGCAGCGCCCTCGATCACGTACGCGTGCGCCATCGCGGTGCCCACCTCCTCGTCGAAGGTGATGACGATGTCGTCCGTGACGCCCTCGTCCGCCGCGAGCAGGTACCAGAGTTCGATCGTGACCGACGAGAGGCTCGTGTACGTGCCCGCCAGCGTGAACGCGCGCGCATTCCACGAGATCGAATCGACGCCGCCGCTGCCGAACTCGTTGAGCGCGGACGTGGCCACGACGATCACGCGCGTCTCGCGCAGCTCGAGCGGGACCTCGAAGTCCGCGATCGTCAGCGTGTCGACGATGTCATCCGAGTCGGTGGCGGCCGTCGAATCTACGACCGCAGGCGGCAGAAGCGGTTCGCCGCCGCCGACCGCGCGGAACACGAACTCATGCGGCTGGGGCGTGAGCCAGCGGTCCCCGCCGCGGAACTTCACCCCCGGGTGGATCACGCCCTGCCTTCGATGACCCGCACGTTCTGGCTGACCTCGCCAGAGATCACGTACACCGCCGCCGATCCGAGAAACGTCACCACCTGGCCCGCCTCGAGTTCGCCGAACCCCGTCGCAGCGGTCACCGCTGCCGAGCCGCCGCAGTAGATGATGCCGGTGTTCGCGCTGTCGGCCTGAACCATCGTGTAGCGCTTGCCCGAGTTCCATGCGGACGCGAGCGCGAACGTCGTGCCCACCGCGACCTTCGACTCAACAAGCGTGCTTGCGGACATGTCCACCCCCGATCAGCCCGCGAAGACTTCCCGCGCACGCTGCAAGGCGTCCACGATGCGCGCATTGCTGGTCGCGTCGTCGTACAGAACCCGCACGTTGCCCGTCACCGTCATCAGCTTCGTCGCCACGCCGCCGCTCGAGTAGGCGGTGTAGCCCGTGCTGTTGATGCCCGTCAGCGAAAACTGGTTGGTCGAGGCGCTCGACACCACGAAGGTGCGGTCGTTCACCTCGACCATCCCCACCACGCCCGAGATCGCCACCACGTCATTCAGCACGAAGCCGTGCGACGCTGCGAGCACGACCGCCGTGGTGGCCTGGCTGATCCCCGTGATGACTGCGGAGATTCCCAGCGGCGCAACGGACGAAGGGGCCGTGGTGTACGAGAGATCGATGAACTTGATCGCCATGGATCACTCCCGAAGTGGATGCGGGGAGGGCAACGCGAGCCGCCCTCCCCGCCCAGGATCAGCCAGAGGCCTGCGCGAAGAGCACCGTCAGCCGGAAGCCCTGCGCCGTGGTGGTGAAGGACGTGCTCGGAGTCCCGGAGATCGTCCAGAGCTGCTGCGGGTCCGTGGTGTAGGAGGCACCGCCCGCGGCGGCCATCTCCCAGAGATGACGGCCGCGGTGCATGGACAGCGTGCCGGACTCGACCAGCGCATCCACGCTCGCGGCGTTCTTGGCGATCGCGGTGCCGAAGAGGTCCGCATCGATCACCGCCCCGCCGAGGCCGTCCGAGAGGTGCAGGCCGAGATTCAGCGCACCGGCGGCCGCCGCGTCGTCGCCCGAGATCCACATGGCGAAGATGCGCGCGTTCGAGTGGAAGTCCCCGAACTTCATCATGTCGCTCGTGGTCGCGAGCGCCTTCACGTACAGGTCCGCGGCGTACAGGTCCAGCTTCCCGCGCACGCTCATGAAGCCCTGAGTCACAGCGGTCTGCGTGATGCCGGTCGCGGTGTAGTAGTTGCTGTAGAAGGTCGCCATGGCTTAGGCCTCCGCGCACAGGATCGAGACGACTCGACCCTGCTCCAGCCGGGTGGCCCCGAAGTCGCCCGTCGCAGCGACCTGCCACGCCTGCTTCTCCGGGATCCAGTCGATGGGAGTCCGCGTGTCCTCCCAGGTCGAGAAGTCGATGCCGCTCTTGGCGTAGAGGAGGCACGTGCGCACGCCGCCGGAGAGCGCGAGGCGCTGCGTGCGCTTGATGTTGAAGCCGAGCAGCGTGTTCAGCCGCCCGTCCTTCAGCGTGTACTCGGGCTGGTAGTCCCGCGAGATGACCTGCGTCTCGTTGCGCAGCTCGCGAGCCTGGCGCGCGGCGACCACGAGGTAGATCTCTTCCTCGCTCGGGTCCACCTCGGCCGCCTCGAGCAGCTCCAGCCCGAGCCGGAGCTTGTCCATCGTCATGCCCACGCCGCCGCTGGCGACCTGGTACGCGGTGTCGAACGCCTCCGTCTCGGAGCCGTCGCCCACCTCGCCCACCACGGCAGTCCCCGTGGCGGCTGCGATGATGGCCGAGTCCTGCGCGCGACCCAGCGACATGGCGAAGCTTTCGGCGTACTTGTTCCCGGGCTCCCAGAGCATGCGGAGCGTGTCCGCACGGTCCACGAACTCGCGGAAGTGCCGGCGCTTGGGGAAGACCCAGCGCCGCCGGTGCGGCACGCTCACGACCGGCAGGTCCTCGTGCCGGGTGCGCTGCTCGAGCGCCTCGACCGAGCCCACCTGGTCGAGCGCCACCGCCTGGCGCCCGGAGTGCGTGCTGTTGGTGACGGTACTGCGGAGCTTGCTGCCCCGCTGCTGAAGAAGGTGCTTCACCATCGCATTGAACTGCTGATGGCGCGCTACGGTGACCTGATCCGACATGGAAACACCTGCACGTGGTTGTGCGGGCGTGTCCGCTCTTCGCGGGGCCTGCGAGTTCCGATCCGGCTACCTGGCGTGTCCGCGCGCCACCGCGGGGCCATCTACCCTTGGCTAGGCAGCGTGTCCGGACGCCACTCCGGGGCTGATCGAAAGTCGCCGGCTCGCATGCGCGAGGTGTCGGCTCAGTCAAGCATGCACGAATTACGCCGCGAGTGCCACTACCGAGGCGGCCCCCCCGCGCCACCCGGGCCCTCGTCCGGGTAGGCCAGCTCGGAGAGTCGGCGGAACTCGCGCACCGCCACCGGGTCCCCGCTGTTCACCTTGCTCATGAAGTCGCGATCGCTCATGGCGATCTGCCAGGCCGCCTGGTGCGCCTGCGGAGTGCCGCCGAAGGGCGTGCTCGCGGTCGCGCCGGGCGCCGGGAAGCCGTCTTCCTTCAGGTTGCGCCCGATGTAGGCGAGCATCTCGAGCGCGCGCTCGGCCCCGGCCGGCCCGCCGTCGCGCAGCTCCGTCAGCGCCTCGTCGCTCCAGCCGAGCCGCTTCACTGCGCGCTCGGCGTGGCCCATGTTCGCGTCGTGCTCGTTGCCCCACTTCTCGCGGATTCGGCGCGCCGCGAGCTCAAGATCCCCGCTCTTCCCCTGCGCGGCCTTCTCGGTGTGCTCCTTCGCGAAGCCGACGAACTTCTCGGCCAGCTTGCGCGCCTGCGCCTTCGTGAGCCCGGCCTCGTGCGCCACGCCCTTGAACCAGTCCCGCAGATCCTCCGCGCCCGCGTCCGGCGCCGGAAGGTCGTCGTACCCGTCCGCCTTCTCGGGGCGGCCGAGCGCCGTCAGCACCTTGTTCCAGCCCTCGGCGTCCTTCTCGTCTCGCGGCAGCCGCAAGAGCCGATCTGCCGGCGCGCCGAGGTGGCTCTCCAGGCTCCGGTGCGCCTTCGCCAGCGCCGCGAGCCCTCCCGGGTACTTGAGCTCCGCCCAGCCGCGATCCTCGCCCGCCAGGCTCTCCAGACTCCACGGACTCGGCGTCGCCGCCGGAGCGCCCGCAGCCGGCGCCCCACTCCCACCGACCTGCTCACCCGCCTCAGCCATTCATCACCCCCCCTTGGACCTCTTCCATGTGCTCGGCGGCCGCGTCGATCTGCGCGTCCGTCGTGTCCAGAAAGCGACGGATGCGGAAGTACACCCGCGCCCGCGCCATGTGCTCTTTCCAGGCGTCCGGCTCCTCGCGCGCCTCCTTCTCGAGGACCTGCCACTCGAGCTGCGCAGGCTTGCACTGGCAGTACTCGCGCAGGTCCGCCAGCACGTAGGCGGCGCTCGGCCCCGAGAAGGTCTCGCGGTACTTCGTGACCCCGAAGCGCAGGACCTCGCGCCAGCTCTCGACCGCCTCACGCAGCCGGCGCACTCTGCCCCCCCTGAAGCAGCGTGAGCGCCTGGGCGCCCTTCTGGAGTGCCCCGGCGCCCTGTTCGGCCATCGCGCCCTGCTGCGCTGCAGCCGCAGCCTCGTTCGCCTGGGCCACCATCTCCTGGAACTCCTCCTCCGGCACGAGCAGCTCCGTGGGCCCGCCGTAGATTTCCATGCTGCGGTCCGCGATCGCCCCGGGCCGAAACTTCTTGAGGATCATCGGATCCTGCTCGATGAACGGCGCCAGGATCTGCAGCGTGCGCGTGGTCGCCGCCATCTCGCCCGCGCGCATGAGCGCGCTCGCCGGGCTCGTGTGCTGGATGCGGTACGTCCCCGCCTCCGCCACCACCGGCGGCACCTCGGGGAAGTCGCCCGCGCGCCAGAGGATGTCCACACAGCGCTGCGTCTCGACGCCGAAGAGCTCCGACTGCAGATAGTCCCCCGTGGGGCCCATGAGCTGGCCCTTCTCCTCGAGCCGCTGCGCCACCTCGAAGGCCGTCTTCACGCTCGGGTCATCGACCAACATCCTCATCAGGTTCAGGCCGAAGGCGTCATCGATCGCCATCTCCTCGTCCTGCATCATCTCGCGCGTGAGGTCGAGCTTGCCGCCCGTCTCGAAGGGCCGCAGCAGCGGGTTGCCGCGAGAGTCCAGCATCCCGCCGTTCAGCCCCCAGGGCGTGAGGTTGATCTTGCGCGCGCCGAGCGTGACCGCATCGTCCCGCAGCAGGATCGGCGGCGCCGCCACGCGCTCACCTGACTGCAGGAAGGTCCGCTTCTGCGCGTTGAGCGTCCCCATCTCGGGGAGCACCAGCATGCCCGCGCCGCGGCCGTAGATTTCGTTGGGCGCGAGCATGTCCCGCGGGAACATGTACGGCATCGTGTAGTAGCCGCCCTCGTCCACCACCACGCGGTCTTCCAGCGCGAAGTGCAGCGAGCGCCACGCCTTCCCCTCGTTGCCCAGGCTGTCGGGGTTCACGTTGCCCCGCGGCGTCACGATGTGCAGCCACTGCATCTCCGCAAAGGGCCGCGTCTCCAGGTTCTGCCGCACCTTCTCGGGCGGGCTCTTGCCCCAGACCTTGCGCCACTTCATGTCCGCGGCAGCCGCACTCATCTCGTACTGGTAGAAGATCGTCTGCACGCGCCGCTGGTGGTCGACCGCAATCCACACCTGCGAGAGCGGCACCGGGATGTAGCGGGCCCGGCCGTCCTCCTCGTCCACGAAGAAGCAGCCATTGCCGAACGCGCCGAAGTCCATGAGCGTGCCCTGCAGCGTCTCGTAGAAGCGCGCGCGCGGGCTGAGCCGCATCTTGAAGATGCGACGCGTGAGGTCCTCGAAGAAGGCCTTCGCGGCAGGATCCTTCGCGAGCTCCTCATCCTCCGGCAGGACCTGCTGCCACTGCGTGGTCTTGGGCGCGGTGAGCGAGATGATGAAGCGCACCCACTTGCGCAGCGCGCGCGCGGCGTGCGAGCTGTAGACCTCCTGCCGCACCTTGCGCCCGGGCTCGCGCTTCTGCGTGAACTGATCCGCCTCGGGGTAGATCTTGCGCGCCACCTCGCTGCAGTGCGAGTCGAAGGTGGCCCGGCTGGTCTTCACCGAGTCGAAGAGCCCGAGCCAGTAGTCGACGTCCACGCTCGCCTGCAGGGACTGCAGGATCAGGCTCTGTCCCGCCGCAGGCATGGCCACGGGCTACCCGCCCAGGAGCGTGCGGACGCCCACGCTCTGCCGCGCCCCCGGCCCGCGCGCGCCGAGCGGCGTGGTGAGGATCGTCGCCGCGCGCCCCGGCTTGCTGCGCCTGCGCTCCGCATCCGCCGCCGCCCCCGCCGCGGCATCCGCCGTGCCCCCGCTCTGCAGCTTCACCTGCGGCGGCTTCGGCTGGTCCGCCAGCGCCTGGCTCACGCCCGCCGTCGCCCCCGCCGCCGCCGTCTGCTGCGCGAGCGAGCTCGAGACGCCCTTGCCCACCAGCTTCTTCACCGCCCCTGTCGCCGCGTCCGTGGCGCTCTGCTGCGCGGTCGCAGAGAACGCCGGCTCCAGGCCCGGGGTGAGCGCCGAGCCCGCCTTGCCCGCCTCTGCTCCGCCGGCTGCGGCTCCCGCGCCCGCTCCGGCTCCCGCGATCGCCTCGCCATAGATCGAGGCGCCCTGCTGGGCCAGGGCCACCGCCTGCGTGGCCGCCGCAGCCGCCGCCTGCTGGGCAGCCGCCAGCGCCATCGCGCCCCACGAGATCGGGTCAAAGCCCATCGCCACCGCCCTCCAGGTCCATGTGCCCGCGCGCGGCCATTTCAGCCAAGCCCTTGCGGATCTTGTCCGCGTTCAGCCCCTGCTCCGCCGCCCAGTTCAAAACCTCGGTCGCGTTCACACTCGGGCGATCGCCGTAGGGGTAGCGCAACTCCTCGGCGCTCACGTGAGGCACAGAGAGCGGCGGCGCGAGGATCGCGGGCGAAGAGCACTCCAGGTCCATGTAGCAGCCCTGCGCGTCCTGCTTCTCGAAGAGGCCGCTGCGCATGAGCAGCTTCTGCCACCCCGGCCGCGCCTCGCCGAGCGCAGCGTACACCCGCTTCGCCCCGATCAGCCCCGCCGTGACGCGGATGGCGCGGATCACCTCGAGCGAGGGCAGTCGCACGCCCTCATGCGGCGCCAGCTGCGCGTGCAGCGCGTAGTGCCCCTCCCCGATCCACTTCACCAGCCACGCGATGCCCGTCTGCGGCTCGTCCGTGATCCAGATGCCGTCCGCGATCTCCGCCCACGTGATCTGGCGCGGGAAGCCCCAGCTCACGCACTTCAGCGCGGCCAGCTTGCGCTGCTCGGGAGGGATCTCGCGGATGATCACGCGAGCACCACGTCGCCCGGCTGGGACGGCGGCGGGGCGGCCAGATACCGCTCCACCGCCTCAGCGCCCATGCGGATGGACCGTCGCAGGCGATCCTGCAGGCCTTCCTCGTCCGCCAGCACCATGTCCCGCCAGTAGGCCTTGCCCTCGCTGGTCATCGTGGTGAAGCCCACCATGTAGACGGGCACCACGCTTCCGTCGATCACCTTCAGGTGAAAGTCCACCGTCGGCGTGATCCCTTGACCGCGGAACTCCGCCAGCACTTCTTGCACTTCGTTCACCAGTTCGTCTCCGCCCACATGGGCTCCGCCTCGCGCCCGCCGTACAGGTGCGCCGCAGGCCGCAGCGCCGCCGCGCCCTCGCCGCCACCCAAGAGCGCGTACTCCGCACTCTCGACCACGTGACTGTACTGGTTCTTGTCGGGCTCCTCGGTGTACTCCTCGGTGCCCTTGATGCGCTTGCGCCGGTAGCAGAAGCCGCCCATGAGACCCTTGCGCAGCGTCTTGCACCGAGGCGAGACGAGCAGCGCGGGCCGGCCATCCATGCACACGCGCGTGCCCGGTCCCGTGATCGCCGCACGCCGCAGCGCCTCGACGTTGGACGGCGCCTCCTGCATCGGGATGCCGTTCGCGCGCATGATGTCGATGGGCGTGGTTTCCACCGTCTGCCCGCTCTTGTCGCCCGCGGGATCGCCGAAGCCGCGCACCTTCGCGCCGGGGTACTCGCGGTCCAGCTTTCGCTTCAGCTCGGGCGCGAACAGCACCGCGCTCATGTTCTCGCTCGTGAGCTCGTCGATGCTGCACCATCGGCCCATCTTCGGGTGGTACTGCCAGAGCGTCGCCGCCGGCGTGCGGCCGAAGTCAGCGCCCACGTAGATCGGCAGGCTCGCGTCCGCCTCGATCGGCTGCGCTGCGCAGTGCACCGAGTCCACGTACCACGGATGCACCGGCATCCCGTCCACGTGGAAGCCGAACTCGTTCGCGAGCAGGACCTTGATCGAGTCGTCCTTGTTGCCCGCGCAGAGCTGCATGTAGTAGTCCGGCGGCAGGTTCGCGAGGTTCTCCGCGTCCGGGTTCGGCTCCCACACGATGCGCCCATCGGGATGCAGCCGGCCCGTGTTGCGCACGCCGCCCGGCTGGCGAAAGAACTCCCAGCCCTCGGGCGGGTTCGTCACGATCGGGAAGAGCCAGTGCGACTCGTCGAACGCGTTCGTGTCGCAGAAGACGCCGCGCCACGTGCACCGCACACCGCCCGACGCCGTGCTCGGATAGCGGCCGAGCGCCTCACGCACGCGCTGGAAGAAGGCGCGGTCCGTGCCGCTGAACTCGTTGAACCACGCGTAGGTGAGCTGGAAGCCCTTCGCGCGCTCCGGCGCATCGATCACGCCCGAAGACTGGAAGATCACCTCCGCATCGAGGATCGTGCCATCGGGCAGCGTGACACCCGGCTTCGTGCGCGCAGTCGGCGTGCCGCTCGAGCCCGTGGTGAAGTCCATGATGTCGCCGAGCACGGAGCGAAAGTCCGGGATCGTCGTGTTCATCAGCTCGGCGTAGCTGTCGCGAGTGATGAGTCCGCGCGTCGGCCGGATGCCGCGATCGTTCGGCTCTTGCTCTTCCATGTGCATGAGGCAGCGCTGCGCAGCGGAAAAGGTCTTCGCTGAACCGCGCGGCCCCATGATGATCGACACCGGCGCGCGCGACTGCATGAACGCAGAGAGCACCGGGTAGTCACTGCCGATGTGGTAGTGAATCGCGGGCATCAGGGCTTCTTCACGAAGCTGCGCACGAGCGCGACCTGCAGCCCGCCAGTCACGTCCACGTTCACGTCCTTCGGGATCAGCTTCGCCACCAGCTGCGTGAAGAGCTCCGGCCGCTCTTCCTTCAGCCGCTCGCAGTACGCCTGCGCACCAGCACCCGCATGCAGCGCGCCGAGGATCGCGTCCTTCAGCTCCTGGGGCTTCTTGTTCTTCGAGCCCTTGGGCCGTCCTGGGTTGCCTGGACCGAACTTACCCACGCCGCGTTCCCAACCGTACCTTTACGGGACCACCGGCTTGAATTCCCCGCACCAGTCGACCGCGAGGTGCACGACGTAGCTGGGGAGCCTGCGGCAGGTGATGTAGCGCTCGCCGCGATCGGGGTCGGGGAGGTGGAAGCGGCAGGTGGAGCAGGAGTCTGGTGCCTTGGCGCGGGGCGTCGGCTGGGGCTGGCGCTCGAAGCCTTGGCGCGACTTCTGCATGGGCGGATTCTACCTCTTGCGCTGGGAGTGGACAAGCCGCTTTTCGCTCTCGCGGCGTGCGTCCAGCTCGACGGAGAAGGACACGTACCCCGCCGGGTAGCCGGTCCACGGGTCCACGGGGATGGCCTCGAATGCCTGGCGGAGCTGCTTGTGAGTGGGCAGTCCGCTGCGTGGCAATCTGTAGCGCTTCCTTGATTCCATTGAGGATTTCGCCTCGAAAAGTGGCGTGACTGCCACTCTGCAAGTATATGCAATCGCTCGCGATTCGACAGGTCCGCGGTTCTGCGCTACTGGAAGGGGTTACGAGCCACCGGGCACAGCTTGGGGCGCCGCCCCTTGCCCCCGCCGGACCCGGCTCACGCTCCGCGGTGGGGACGCCGCTGCGCCAAGCCTCCGCGTCGAGCGCTTCGCGCTCTCTCTCTCCCTGATCGCTTTCGCTCCCGGAACGTCGGATCGCGCGCTGTACCTGCACCGCGCTGCGGCATCGTTTCCCACCCTCCGGGCGACCGGAGCATCGAGCTGGAGGGAGCTGCTGCGCCGCGGCTGCGGACGATCCCCGAGCTGGAGGTAGCCCCGGTGACTTCTTCACTCCGCGATGGGAGGTAGAAGCACAAGGGGGCACGAACGGCGCGAAAGTGCCTTGTTTCACCGCGTTCGCGAGCAAGCCCTTGCGGCATTGCCGCGCCCGTGGCATAGTCTGCTGTGTCGGGTGGCTGAGCGGTTCGGCGGCCCGGTGCGGTGAGGCGGGAGGGTGGGGCGATGGATCAGCGGGTGGCGCAGGGCATGGGGTTCGAGGATGCGATCGAGGCGCAGGTGACGCGGGGTCAGGCGCGCGGCGAGATCCAGCGGCATCTGAACGGCGAGACGCTCGAGGAGGCGTGGGCGCAGTTCGTGGCCGAGTACGGGGAGCGGGAGCGCTACCGCGGTGGCGATGTCCTGGGCTGGCTGGGGTACTAGGCGCGCTGAGGTCCCGCTCTGCTCCGGGCCCGCGCCGGGGCAGATCAGGGCAGCAGCACGCTGCGAAGGGAGAAAGAAATGGAGGCGATCGTGGCGGAGCGATTGTTGGGGACGCGCGAGATCCTGGGCACGCAGTGGCCGATCGTGACGCGGGTGCGCCGAGATCAGCGCCCGGGCCAGCGCCCGCAGTGGGTCCTGGAGACGCTGTGCAATGGCGCTTGCGATCGGGGCGAGACGTACCGGACGCGGCGCGAGGCGCTGCGCGCTTTCGAGGGCGCGGAAGTCTGAACGCTGCGCGGGGGCCAGGGCCTGCGCCTGGCTCTCTCGGAGCGCTCAGGCTTCACAAGGGGGTGACGATGCAACCGATCGAGCTCTGGGTGGTGCACTACCGGCTCGGGCCGGGGGAGGAGGGGCAGTGGGCGGCGCGCGCGTGGGACGCGGAGGACGCGATGGACCGGTTCCTGGAGAGCGCGGGGGAGTTCTACGCCGAGCGGGACGTGGTGGCGGTGCGGCGGGCGCCGGAGCTGGACTCGTGAAGCGCTGGGGGCGGGTCGAGATCGGGGGCGCGTGGATCTTCTGGTGGCGGCGGATCGGGTTCACGCTGCGGCTGCACGATGGGTTCAGCTGCGGGGTGTACTGGGTGAGCCGTCGCAAGCCCAAGGCGCCCGCGCTGCGGGTGGTGTCCGAGTAGTTCGCAACAACAAGGAGAGCGACCATGTCAAGTATCGATTGGGCGACCGCGACAGAACAGGAGCTACGCGACGCAGAGGCGCCGCGCCCGCAGACCGCCGAGGAACTCGCCGCCTTCGTGCAGCTCATGGCCACGCGCGAGCACGACTACGGCACCTGCGTCTACGCGATGTCTCTTTCGGCAGTCGCCGCGTTCAACTACATCGCCCACGTGCAGGGAGTGACGGGTTTCCAGGCAAGCTGCGCCGATCTCGACATCGTGCGGCGCACGCGCCATCTCGAGCACGGCGGCGGCATCCAGGACTACGGCAACCTGCTCTATCCGCAGTACTGCAACGCGAGGCACTTCCCGTCCGCCATCGACATCATCAGGGAGCGCGGCAGGGATCTCGCCAAGGCCGCACAGGCGTGCCTCGCAGAAAATGGCCCCGCGCATCCCACAGTACGCGCCCACTGGCAGTGGCTCGCGGCGGACCCCTTCGCGTCAGAGCGACCGCCCAGCGAGGACGAGGAGCCGCAGACCGAGTCGAGCAACACGCACTAGCCCCGCCTGAGCATCAGCGGCAGCGCATCGCCCAGGGGTGCGCGCCCGCGGACGCTCAGTCCGAAGTGCGTAGGTTCCGATGGGTGCGCAGCGGATCACGGCAGTGGCGGCGGGATGGCAAACCGCGAGTTCAGACGCCTATAGCCTCCAACCGCTGCGCACCCACCGGCGCCTAACGTCGGATGAGGGGGTGAACATGACATACGGGGGTGAGGCGATGGAGCGAGCGGAGATGTGCGCGCGGCTCGAGCGCGAGGGGCGCGGCGCTGCGCGGGGTCTCTCGCTGGCGCTTTGGCTGGGGATCGGGGCGGCGGCGCTGGTGGGGTGGCTGCTGTGAACCGCACGCGTCGCATGCACGAGGCACAGGTGAGTGCGCGCGGGCCGCTGCGCATGCAGGCCGAGACGCCGCTCGGGGCGCTGCTCGACCTGCTCTTGGCGGGGGTCGTGGTCGCGGGGCTGGTGTCGGTCTACGTGTGGCTGCGGATCTTCGGGGTGGTGTCGTGACGAGCGGAGGGCACATGAAAACAACAGCGTTCAAGGTCTTCACTCACGACGGCCGCCCGCCTATCCAGGGCGGCGAGCCGATCATCCCCGCGGGCGCTGCGTTCCCGCTTCGGCTGCCGCTGGTCCCCGTCGATGTCTCCGATGCCGAGTGCGGCGCCGGCTGGAACGCCTGCCGTGAGCTCTCGACCGCGCTGCGCATCGCTGGGCTCTGGCGCACGGGCCGTCCGAATGCAGCTTACGTGGTCGAGACGTCGTCGTCGTCGGAGGTAATCGAGCGTGGCGACAAACTCCGTGCGACGACCTGGGACGTCGTCCGCCCCTGCACGCAGGAGGAGATCGCAGCGGCCATCCACCGGATGTCCTCGCCCTTCGGGGACTTCCAGGGCGAGATGTCCCAGGAGCAGATGGCCTGGCGTCTCGCACTCGGCCGACCGGGAGCGGACCGATCTGCGGTAGAGAGCGGTCTACGTCTAGCTCTCGAACATCGCGGCCTGAACTGGACGGTTCGCGAGTTCGATTCCGCCAGGGCCGCCTGGGCCGCCAGGGACGCCTGGGACGCCAGGGCCGCCTGGGCCGCCAGGGACGCCTGGGACGCCAGGGCCGCCAGGGACGCCTGGGACGCCAGGGCCGCCAGGGACGCCTGGGACGCCAGGGCCGCCAGGGACGCCAGGGCCGCCAGGGACGCCTGGGACGCCAGGGACGCCTGGGACGCCTGGGACGCCAGGGCCGCCTGGGCCGCCTTGACTGTGCACTTCGCCGCGCGCAAGGGCTGGATCAGCCACCGCCCCGATCTGCTGACGATCGGCCTGCGCGACGCCTACGCGAAGGGCCTGGAGATCGCTCTGCCGACGGGCCCGAACGAGCTCGGGTACGCGATGCAGGTGGTGTCGTGAACGAGTATGCCGGCTGCCAGTGCAACCAGCACCTTGCGGACGCGCTCAAGCTGGCGCTCACGCCGGCGCGCCCGCTGCCCATGGGCTGGATCGTGTCCGCCTGCGTGTTGATCGGCTACGTCTCGGGAGCAGCGCACGTGGGGTGGCTTCTGGGAGGGATCTTCAAGTGACCATCACCCTCCTGGATCTCGCGTTCCTCCTGGCGATGCTGTTCGCGTTCGTGTTCGTGAGTAGCTGGGAGCACCGCAGCGAGATCCGCACGCGGGAGCGCCTGGCGCAATGCACGGCGGAGGCGGAGACGCTGGCCGACGCGTGCGAGGGGAGATGATGGGCAAGTTGGATGACGTGAAGGCGGCCATTGAGATCGCGAACGAGTCGACTCGGCTGGAGCGACTGCGCTGCGCAACGCTCTTCGCTTGGTGGCGCAACACAGGCCGCGACCACGGCGTGACCGAGGGCGATCTCGCAGCCGCGCTCGAGAACGGCACCACGACCGAAGAGCTGAGCTCGACGGTCGACTGGACCGCAGCATGACACCCGCGGAGATCCTCTCCCGGGCCGCGGATCTGCTGGAGGCGCGGCAGGGGCTGGCGGCGCAAGTCTTCGCGGCCATCGACTCCGCCGTCGCAGAATCCAAGCGAGGCGCGGATACCGCATCCACCGGCATCTCCGCTTCGGTGATCCGGGAAGTCTGGCCTCGCATCGGCGGCCCAAGCCTCGGCAGCCTCGGCACCTGGCTCCGCGACCCCGACCGCACGCTCCCCCAAGTCCTCGCCATGCTGCGGGGGCAGGACTGGAGGAGCGCCTAGAAGCGCAACGGGCCCCGGGTTCGCTGCCCGGGGCCCTCGGCTCACCCCCAGCACAGCCGCAGGTGCGGCTTCGCCAGGCCGAACGCAGTCAGCTCCCCACTCAGATCCGTGTAGCCGTACTCGGACATCACGGTGAGACTGCGCGGCCCGCCGCGATCGACGATGCGCACGCCGAACTCACGCAGGCACTGCAGCAGCCGCCAGCCGCGCGCCGAGACCATGGGGCGCATCGGCTCAAGGTCGACGGTGCGCGGGATCGCCAGCAGCGATCCCATCGGCAGCGCGCCCGTGTAGGTGCTGTTCGTGTCCCAGGCGTAGGCGGGGAACACGCACTGACGCGTGAGCAGCTCGGGGCCGGCCTTGGCAGCGAGCGCGTGCGTGATCTCGCTGTCGAGCTCCCCGCGCCGCAAGATCCCGGCGAACGAGGGCAGCATCGATGCGCGCACGCCGTTGTGGTAGCCGCTGCCGCTTCCGCTTCCGTCGATCCAGCTCCCGTTCATCGCCACGACGCGGCCTCCCGCGAGCACGACCGCCGCGTACAGGTCCAGCGCCCATCCATCCGGCTGGAAGATCGCGAGCATGCCGTCACTGTCCGGGCTGGGCGTCGCGCTCGGCGGCAAGTGGAAGTGCGGGCGCCAGAAGCGGGAGTGCGGCAGGTACGACTCCGGGGGCACCGAGGCGACGTCGTCCGTGGGGTCCGTCGTGGAGTAGAAGTTCCACTCGAGCGGCGGCGTGGCGGACGTCGCTGCGTTCCAGAGCCGCGCCTCGACATCCGGCGGGTTGCCCACGTTGGGCCCGCCGTGGTGCAGGTGCTCCCAGGTCGACCCCGGGCCCCAAGGCGTGAACCGCACGGCCCCGATCGGATCGCTGCAGCTCGCGGCGATCGCGACGCTGCAGGTCCAACGGCCGTCACCGGGGCCGAAGTAGGCGTCCTGGACGCCGGGCGCGGCGCCGTAGCGCGCCGTGGTCGAGATTCGCCGCTTCCAAATGCTGGAGGCGGCGAATGGAGCGAGCTGGATCACAATTCCCTCCTCGGCCCGAAGGCCAGCACGGTCCGGGGGTTCCCCCGGTCGATGTCCACCAGCACCACCAGCGCCTTGATCTGCTTGTCGTCGCGCCACAGGATGCCGTTTCCGGCGTCTTCCACGGCCTTGAGCATGTTCGAGGCGTCCTTGATGTCCTTCGCGACGTAGAACCTCGCGTAGAGCGCCAGGCGGCCTTCGAGCGGAGCCCCCCGCCACTGGGACCGCATCTGCCAGCTGATCGAGCGCTCCTGGGCCGAATCCGGCTTCCACATGCGCCCCCCGGCAGCCCGCGAGCGGCGCGGCCGCTGGTTCGCGTGGGGCGGTCCCGGGATCGTCACCCAGGTCGGATAGCCCTCCCACAGGTTCATCACCCAAGCCGGGTGCCCGACATGCGCACGAGGGCCCCAGATGATCCCCGGAGCGCTGCCGTCCACCGTAAGCTGGAAGTCGCTCGGGATCGGCACCAGGCTATCCGGCGGCTTCACTGCTGCAGCCCGCATGTGCAGGCCACGCCGGGCCCGTTCTCGGACGAGCACGTGGGCAGGTGCTGCACGTAGGACTGCACCGCCGCCAGCTCCCTCCTCGCCTCCTCCGCCCTGCGCATGGCCTCGTCCGTGGCCTGCTGCTGCGAGGTGAGGGCGGCCTGCAGCTCTACCACCCGCGCCGCGGCATCCTGCTCGCCCTTGCGTGCGGCGGCGAGGGCGGCCTGCGCCTCCTTCAGCTCCTCCGCGTACCGGCGCATCTCCGCCTGGAAGAACGCGCGCTCGGTGCTCTCCTGCTCCAGGGCGGCGCGGGCCTCGTCGCGCTCGCGCTCCAGTTCATCACGCTTGGCTCGAACCTCCAGCACGGACTCGACGGTGATGGCGCGGATATCATCGGCTGCGTTCTTCAGCGCTGCGGCGCCGTCATCCCCGAAGTATGCGACGATCGGCACGTAAGCCTCCTGTGCAACTTCGGCGCACTTCTCGATTGCGAGCCTCACCCCCAGCTCGATCAGGGCGCGGAGTGCATGGCGATCGACGTCATCGACTGGCCACTCCCGTAGCGCCTCTTCTACCTCCGCCCTCATGGCTTGCCTCCCATCAGCGCCGACGTCGGTCCCGGCGTGAGCCAGTAGTCCATGTGGTCTTCGATGATCGCCTCGATATCCGTCACGCCAACCTCCACGCTGCCGAAGATCACCGCACAGTTCCGCGCGACTCCGGCCGCGATGTGGCGCAACTTGTCGTCGCGCGTGAGCTGATGCCGCATGCGCTCCGCATCCGCCTTCGCCGCCGCCAGCTCCTTTTCGAGCTGCGCGATGCGGGAGGCGGCCTTGCAGAGCAGGTACGCGTCGGTGGCGAGGATGCTCGCTCGCCCAACTCTGAGTGGTTCGCTTTCGACCCGCGCAATCGCCTCCGCCAGCGCGATCGGCCCCTCCACCCCCGGCGCGGGAGGGGGCTCGGCCGGGGCCTCGTCGGCGTCGTACTCGAAGCTGGGACGTGTCTGCGGAGGCAGCGGCCGCAGCCGCTGCAGCTCGGCCAGGGCGCAGCGGAGCTGCGTGCAAAGCCAGCGCTCGTCACTGCGCACCTCTCCCACAACGCGCCCATGCGGCCTTTCGCACCCCTGGAGCCGGAGTTCTTTGCTGTCGCCCCACTCGAACCCCGCCAGCTCGCTCACTTTGGTGTCGGTCATGCTCACCTCCCTGCAGCTCACGAAGGGCCCCGGGCGGCCGGGGCCGCGCGTCAACCGCAGGTCAGTACGCCACCCCGCCACACGTCGGCACCCGCAGCAGCACCGCGCGAATCCGTTCGAGCTGTTCCACCGACAGCTCGCGCGGCCAGGAGAGCCGCCACACGAGCGAGTTCACGCGATGGATGCGCAACCGCACAGGGTCTCCGGCGGTGCCGCGCGCGGGCAACGGCATCGGAAGCCGCGGGCCGCCTGGCGAGGGGGCGTACACGATGCCGAAAGCTTCCTCGAGCTGGTCGTAGCCGATGGAGGGCGCCTGTTCGCCTCGGCCAAAGTAGGCTGCGTTGAGCTGCGCGAGCCAGCCGTAGCGGACCCCGGCGGCGTACGCGACGGGATCGTGCGTGTCGTCAGCCGGCGGTACCGGAAGCAGCGCCTGCGGGCCGTACTCATACAGCGCCGGGATGGATGCGACGTGCCAGTCGTACTCGCGCCACACGTGCCGGTAGGCGCTGCAGTGGGCGGCATCGTGCCAGGTGCGCGCGCCACCCGCGATGCGAAGCGGGTCGTCCTGCGCGTGTGCGGGCGCGACGAGCGCGAGGATCAGTGCGGTCAGTGCGAGTCTCATGTCACCCCCTACCGCCCTGGCCCAACGCGCGCACCCTGCGCGCGAGGTCCGAGGCGTTTGCGGCCATCTTCTCGAGGTCCAGCGCGGCGAGCTCGTACTGGCTCGGCGGCACGGGCACAGGCGTCGGCGGCGCCGGCGTCACGGGCGGCACCACGATCTGCTCGCCCGGCCGGCGGTCGCCGATCACGATGGGACCCATCACCCGCATCTCCTGCACTCGCGGCGCGCTCTGGTTGCGGTAGGCGCCCACCTGCACGGCAGTGGTCGGACTCGGCGTCTTTCCACAGGTGCGCGCCCGCACATCGATGACGGGCCGCCCATCCAGCCAGACCTGCACGCGGTCCTGCGCGCTGCCCGTGCGCTCCACCAGGAACTCGACGCGATGCGGCAGGCCATCCGCCGGCCAGGGGGCACCCTCGTACTCCCGATCGTCGAGGTGCTCGAAGTAGATCGAGAGCCGCGGCGTGAGCCCGCGCCCTCGGAGCTTCACCAGGATTCTGCCGACCGCGTCCGCCGTGAAGACGCAGAACAGCTTGTGCTCGAAGCTCTGCCCCGGGCCGCTGCCGTAGCCCTCGGCAGCGTCGAACGTGTAGCCCGCAGGGAAGTGCCACGTCGCAGCCGAGTAGAACTCACGGCCGCTCTCGCGCACGGCGTACTCGAGAAAGCAGCTCTGCTGCGCGGCAGCGGAAAGCGTGAACGAGACGCCACCGCCGCTCGCGAGAAGCTGCGCGCCCTTCGAGGTGCACAGGTCCAGGTTCAAGAGGCCGTCGAAAATCATCGCTTACTCCAGATCAGCCGGCCCACGAAGAGGCCGAGCGGGAACCACAGCAGTCCGCCCGCGATGGCGCCGACTGCCAGCCCGAAGTCGAGGTACATCTGCGGTGTCATGCCGCACCAGTATGCCGCGTTGCCGGCATTGCCGCAAGTATCTCCACCCCGCGCCGCCCGCAGAGCGCGCAGCGGTAGACGACGCCGCCCGGGCGCCAGTGGATCAGCCAGAGGGAGCCGTGCGTGCGCAGCCGCCACCAGAGCTTCACGGCCGGCGCCCGAGCGGCACGGCCCACGCGGGGCGGTACCCACTCTCGCGGCCTGGGTCCGGGTCTCCGCCGGGCGAGGGCGGGCGCACGGACTCCCGGCGCAGCCAGGTGCGCCGCGTCTGCGCGTACGGATCGGCCCCCTCCTGCGCCTGCGCGGCCCCAGGAGCCCCGATCTCGGGCGGGGTGGGTACGGACGGCGGGGGCGATCCGATCGGCCGTCCACCGGGCCCCTGGTAGACCGCCTCTCGCCAGTAGTCCCGCCAGCCAGGCATGCCGGGCCGGCTCGCCGCCCACTTAGCGCACAACCGCGCGTAGGTCTTCTCCCTCTCCTCCGCTGCCAACCGAGCGAGGCAGTTCCGCAGCATCACGCGGCCTCCTTGCGCACGTAGTTCGGCAGCGGCTCCATCAGCGCCCCGCGCCGCGTCCGCCACTTCCGGCGCATGCCCACGATCGCGCGCGCCAGCCACACGGAGCGGTACTCGGTGCTGTAGTCCCAGTGCTCTTGCAGCTCCTCGCCCAGGCCGTGGAAGAGCGAGCCGCCGCACTGCACCACCAGCCATGTGCGCGCCGCGTCGCAGTTCAGGCAGCTCCGATAGGTGCACCAGCCTCCGTCGTAGAAGTAGCCGCGCGCGTACTGGTACAGCTCGCCAGCGGCGATCTCGCGGCCGCATTCGATGCAGCGATGCGGCTTCCTCGCCCGCCGCTGCTCGATGTTCCCGAACTGCCAGTCCTCCGCATCGTCGATCGAACACATCACCGCACCCCTTCGAGCAACTCCGCCAGCTGGCGGGCCACCCACTGATCGATCCGCCGCGCCGCCGGGCTGCGCCAGAACTCGGCCCGCTGCCGCCGGCTCATCCTGCCCGGCTGCCGCTCCCGCGTGCGCCGCTCGCGCTCGCGGCCGCGCTCCTTCGCCGTCCGCCGCCCCCGCCCCTTGCTCGCCATCAGCTCGCCTCCTTCTCGTGTTCGGCCCACGCGGCATCCATCTGCCGCTCGAGCAATGCAATCCGCTGTGCGGCCGCGCCATGCGCGTAGGTCACGCCACGCTCGCGCAGCAGAACCAGCCCGTACCACTCGTGCATCATCTTCTGGATGCGTTTCTCTTCACTCATCGCCGTCATAGCCTGGTCTTTCATCACGAGCGAGCGACAAGCTCGCAGTGCGCCAGTCCAACGTCATGCGCAGCCGAGTACCCACGCTCGCATCCCAACCCTTGGTGATCTCCATGAACTTCGTCAGCGTGTCGCTTTCGTCGTCGGTGTTCTTCTCCATGCGCACCACAAGGTCCGCCTTGTGATCTACGAACTTCCCGCGGGTGTGCCCCTCTTTGCCTGCCAGCTCCGACAGCACGAGAAAGGACACCTCACCCTTCGTCTCGTTGCGCACGTTCATCATCCACATGAAGATGCGCTTGAGATCCTTCATGCCGAAAGCATCATCGCCGGCGCTCACCGCAAGTCCCTGATCGATGAAGCTCGAGAGCGAATCGAAGACCAGAAGCGTCTTGCGCGCCGTCACGCGCTCTGCGATGTACTCGATCAGCTGTGCGACGCCGGCCCCGGGCTTGACTGAGATCAGCTTCCAGTTCTGCGGCGGCAAGCAGCCGAGGTAGCAGACGACGCGCCCGATGATGAGCTTGGGCGACATCTCCGCGTGTAGGTAGAAGACATCCCAGTCGTAATACATCGCCGCGGAGAGCGAACTGCCCAGTGCGAGGTACGACTTCGCGGCACTCGGCCCGCCGGAGATGATCGTGAGCCCCGCGAAGTGCCCAATCGGGAAAGGACCCTTGATCCCGGTCGGCCACCGCGGCGAGTCCTCTTCCGCAAAGACCTTCGCCGGGTCTTGCTCCTCGAACGGAGCCCCGATCTCGGCTGCTGTGCGCAGCGCATCGCGCTTGCGCTCGATCGGGCACTGCGTGGGCCACACGTGCACGAAGTCGCCAGGGGTGAGGCTGGACTCGAGATGATCGCGGGCGTCCTTCCCGCTCTTCGCCTCCACGATGCGCACCGACTTCGCGACGCCGCGCAGCTTCGCGGCCACGTCGCGCGCATGGGCGCGGCCCGGATCGTCCTTGTCCTGCACGATCGTGACGTCAGCGCCGGCCAAATGCTTCGCCATCGCGGCGGGGAACTTCCCGGCGCCGCCGCTGTTCGTGGTCGCCACGAGACCCGCCTGCTCGAGCGCATGCACGTCGCGCTCGCCCTCGGCGATCCACACGGGGTCTCCCGCCGCCACGGCCGCGACCACCTCGGGCAGCCGATAGAGCAGCGGCGCAACGCCCTGCAGGTTCCAGATCCACTCGCCGCCCGGGCCGAGTCGGCGCTGGCGGAAACCCTTGGGCTCGAGGCGCACCGCTTCGTAGACCACCTGCCCGTCGAGCCCGCGGTACGCGTAACGCTCGATGATCTTGGCGCGCTGGGACTGCGCGATGTCGCGCACCTCGGCGCCGTGCTGCTTGCCGCACAGGCACGGCCCGAAGCGCTTGTGCGCGTAGGCGCCCCCAGCGTTCTGCGCGAGCCGACCGGCGTGCTCCTCTCTCGTGCAGCAGATGAAATCGCCGTCGATGTAGCCGCTGCAGCGAGTGCCTCGGTCGCGCGGCATCCGCTCCCAGCCGCCGCAGATCGGGCACGGGTCGTCCGCGGTCTTGAACCGCCGCTGCGCGCTCATCGGTTGCCGCCGACGCTGGCGTAGTTGTTCGCCATGAACTCCGCGATCAGCTCGGGCGACGGCTCAGGCGGCGTCGGCGTGGCGTAGGTGTCTAGCCCCATGGCTTTGTGCTCGGCCACGATGGCGAGCCGGCGCTGCTCTTTCCGGGCGATCTCGCGGTAGGGCCGCTCGGGCTTGCCGACGTAGGTGCGCCAGAAGCTCAGCAGGCCACCGGGGAGCGGGCGTCCGCGCTCGCGGCACCACGCCTCGCACCCGCGCAGCTCGGCGCGCAGCCACAGGCGCTTCTCCTCCAGCCCGCCCGGCTGGTCGGCGAGGATGTTCAGCGCCTTGTTGACGTCCGCCTCGAGCTTGTCCTTCGCGGCCCGGGCCTGCTCCGGCGTCGGGGCAGCCTCCGGCAGGTGCTCGAGCTCGGCCGGCGCCGGCTGGACGGCCTGCTCCGGCGCAGCCAGCGGGGGAGCACTGTGCGCAGCACTCTTCTTCTTCTGACTTCTGACTTCTGACTTCTGACTTCTGACTTCTGAAGGGGCACTTTTCGGGCGTTCGATTTGTTGATTTTGTTCAGGAATTTCCCGAGATGACTGGCAGATGTCGAGCAGAACCGTCCAGTACGTGTCGTGTTCGTGCAGCTCCCAGGACATCTTCGTGCACAAGTCGCGCACGAGAGCGTCCGCTTCGCGACACTTGCGGTTCCGTTCTCGCGTACTTCTGCACGGCTTCGTGTCTCCAGCGATCCACATGCGGTCGCCAACGGACAGGACGACGCGGCCCCCCTTCGAGGCGGACCGGGACTGCCAAGCGATGACCTTTAGACCCAGCCAAGCGCCGCGCAGTGCGGCGTCACCGAAGACGGACGCGTGCTCGGGATCGGGGTTGCGGATCGAACAGGGGACGATCACGGCCGGCTCGCGCTTTCTCGGTGTCGCCACGCTGCGCTCCAAAAACAGAACCCCCACCGAGCCCGATACCCGGTGGGGGTCAAGTTGCTCTCGGAAATCGCCAAATCGCCGAGTGCGCAGAATCTTTAGTTTTTCAGGCGAACACGAACAGCACACTCACCGGGAAAGCGATTTGGCGATTTCACTATCGCGCACCCGGGGCGCCCGCGCAAGGGCTGCCCGCGGATGTAGGTCCACTTGCGGACCACGTCACTCATCGCCGCCTGCCTCCACGCCGTCCCAGCCGCGGGACTCCGCCGCCGCCTGGCGCTCGCGCTCCTCCGCGTGCTGGATCGCCTGCTCCGCCGCCGCGCAGATGCGCACGAGCTGGTAGATGGTGCTGCCCTCGTAGGCGCCCATCTCGCAGTCGTACAGCACCTCATGGATCGCCGAGCGCAGGTACTGGCGCACCGCGGCCTTAGATAGATCCAACCTCGTCTTAGCGGCCATCACTCCCCCTCCGGCGCGGGGCCGTCCAGCAGCAGATCGACCACGCTCGGGGACCAGGGCCATCGATGCTGCAGGCACCGATTCTGCTCCGCGAGCACCGCCTCCATCGCCTGCCGCTGCAGCTCCCGCAGCGCGGTCTGCGTCCGCTTGATCTCGTCGTGGTACCAGCCACGGCCCATATCGTCGTTGTCCACGAAGCGGTCGGCGATCTCCCGCGCCATCCTCTCCCGCGTTTCCTTCAGCGACTCAGCCACCCGCCCCCTCCTCCGCCGCCGCTTGGCGCTCCGCCTCGATCTGCTTGCGCTCCGCCTCCGTCAGCATGCGCAGACAGAACTTGCAGCTGACCTCGGACAGCTTGCGCGTGCACAGCGGATCGACTCCGCCACGCCGGCACAGTGCACGACGGGACATGAGCCGATGCTGCACGTAGAGATGGCATCGCTCCGCCATCACTCCCCCTCCTCCACCGCCGAGAGATGACACGCCACCCCACTGGCGGACAGCAACAGCACCGGGCGCCCATCGCCATCGAGCCACGGGTCCGCCGCAAGATCGAGTCCGACTACCGCGTTGCCGAGGATCACCTCCCCGCGGTCCGACTTGCCGCCGAGCTGCTGGACCCGCACGCGGAACGCCTCGATCAGCTCGCGCTCCGCCTGCTCCCACGCCTCGCTCGTGGCAAGGTCCACCTGCACCTCATGCATCACTGGGCCGAAGTGCGCCAGCGCCCGCAGGCCGGAGGGGCAATTCGACATGAACGCACCGTGCCACTCCGCGCTCACGGCGCAGTCCCGAGCAGCCGCCGCAGCTCCGCCACCTGGTCCGGCGCCGCCAGCTCCTCGGCCTCCGTGCCCATGATCCGCGCCAGCACCACCAGCTTGTCCACCGGCAGCCGCTGGCGCCCCGTCTCGTAGCCCTGCACGCTACGGTGCCCGCTGTAGCCGAGCGCCTCCCCGATCTGCGCCAGCGAGATCGGCGGGTCTTGCGCCGTGCGCCACTCGCGGAGCAGCCGCGGCCCCTTGCCTCGCACCTTCACCTTGATCCTCGGTCGCGCGATGAGTCTTGCCATGCAGGGATTTTACCGGCATGGCGGTTGCCGCGCAAGAGGCATTGCCAAGCGGGCGGCGGCGAGTTAGAGTCCGGTGGTCGGCAATCAAGCCGGCGCAAAGGAGGGGAGGCGAAGTGAGCGTCATCACGGGGCACGACGCATGGAAGCTCGAGGGCCCGCCCGAGACGAACGGGCCGGAGCGCTGCTGGGACTGCCGCGAGGAACTCAGCGCGCTCGAGGCGAGAGAGGGGATCTGCCGACCATGCCTGAATCTGCGCAGCGAAGACGACAGGTGATCCCGCGGTTCATGTCGCTCATGGATGCGGTGATCTGGGTCTCGGAGCGGGACCGCAAGTGCATCGGCAACGACTGCGATCTCGGCGCGCCCTGCAAGCGCCACGATCGCACGTACTCGCTCGGGCTGCGGCTCTGGAAGCGTCAGCTCGTGAAGGGGAAGGCATGAAGAGTTCAGACGTTGCGATTCGTCCCGAGGGGGACTGGAAGCTGGCGCAGCAGCAGAACCGCATCGACTTCACCCAGGAGCAGCTCGGGCTGATCAAGACCCAGATCGCCAAGGGGGCGACGGACTCTGAGCTGGCGATGTTCTTGGCGCAGTGCCGCCGCACGGGACTCGATCCCTTCGCGCGGCAGATCTTCGCGGTGAAGCGTTGGGACTCGAAGGAAGGCCGCCAGGTCATGGCGGTGCAGGTGAGCATCGACGGCTTCCGGCTGATCGCCGAGCGCAGCGGACAGTACGAGGGCCAGGTGGGCCCCTTCTGGTGCGGCGAGGACGGTCAGTGGAGGGACGTCTGGCTGGACCACAACCCGCCGGCAGCCTCGAAGGTGGGGGTACTGCGCGCGGGCTTCCGCGAGCCCTGCTGGGGAGTGGCTCGCTTCGACGCCTACGCGCAGCGGACGAAGGACGGCGGGCTCAACTCCATGTGGGCCAAGATGCATGACGTGATGATCGCGAAGTGCGCGGAGGCCCTCGCCCTGCGCAAGGCGTTCCCGCAGGAACTCTCGGGCCTGTACACCTCGGACGAGATGATGCAGGCCAGTCGCAGTGAACCCGAACCCGCGCCCACGCGGAGGTACACGGACGAAGAGATCGAACGCGCGAACGCCACGCCGCCGCCGTCCGCGAAGCGCGAGAAGCCGGCCGGCCCGCCGCCCGAGGAAGGCTTCGGCGATCTGCCGCCCGACACCGGCCAGCGCTACGGCGTGCCCATCGACCAGAAGCACATCAAGCTGTTCTGGTCCTCGGTCGATGCGCGGGCCAAGGATCTCGGCATCCCGAAGCGCAAGGAGGACATCGGCCGCAAGCTACTGCAAGCCTACGACATCGAGCACACCAGCGAGATCGGCATGGACATCTACGACGAGCTGATCCTGCTGGTTTCCAAGTTCCAGATCAAGGACCTGGACGCATGAGCCGCGCATCAGACTTCTGGATGACCGACCGCGCGCACGACCTCGAGCTCGGCGGCTGGCCGCTCAAGATGCAGCACGAGGTGTTGCTCGAGCTGCGGGCCTCGCGCGAGCGGGAGCGCGAGCTCATGGCCGCCCTCTCGGACCCCTCCAGCGGCTGGTATGAAAAGACCGTGCGCGCCGTGGCCCGCAAGGCCGCCGAGCTGCTGCCGCCCGTGGAAGAGCGCGGCACGATGATGCAGTCCGTCTGGATCGGCCGGCTCGCGCGCGCGATCGAGCGGGCCATCCACGCCGCCTGCGCGGACGTCGGCCTGATCGGCGACCACCCGGGGATTCGCTGGCGCGCCAAGGTCCTGCTCACCGAGCTGCGCGCGGACGTGCGCTCGGCCGTCGCGCCGGCGAAGCCCTAGACCTCGAGAGCGACGTCCACCAGCCGGCTGAGCCAGCCGGCCAGGTACCGCGGGTTCCCGTTCGCCAGCAGCTGTCGCTTGCGCACCGCCAGGAGCTCCCGCACGAGGGGCCCTGGCGGTCGCGCATCGATCGCCGCGAGCGTGCGCGGCCCCACCTTGCCGTCCGGGTGGACGCCGAGGATGCCCTGCAAGGCCCGAACGGCCGTGGGCAGCCCCTGCAGGACCGCGAAGTCGAGCAACGCCAGCCCCAGGGCCTCCGGCAGCGCGTCACCCCGGAAGCGGTCCCAGTACCGCGCCCGGTACAGCTCGATGGCCTGCTCGCGGGTGAGCCGCGCGATGTCCACGTCCGGGTGCGCGCGCTGCGAGAGGCCGAAGCGGGTGAGCCCGCCTGGGTCCTGCGGGTCGTCCGTGTCCGCGCCCTCATGCGCGAGCACGAAGGCCACCGCGCGCTCGAAAGAGGCCATCTACAGCGCGGGCTTTCCCCGTGAGAGCTTGCGCAGCTTGTCGAGCAATCCGATCACGATGAGGATCTGGCCCGCGGTGCCGACGCCGCCCGCGACCGCAGTGAGCGCCGCGAGATCCTCCGGCGAGAGCTGCGCCAGAAGCCCCACGCCCGTTCCGAGAACGGTCAGCAGTGCGCCGGCCACGGTCTTTCCGCGCTGCGCCAGAGTCCAGAAAAACTCAAGCATGCACCACCCCCTTAGCGCGGCTCCCCATCGAGCCGCTTTTCAATGCGATCCAGTCTCCGGTCCAGGGCCTCGAGCGCCGTCCGCGTCTCGGGCGCCATGCGCGTGTACGTGCCATTCACGAGATCGGTCTGCAGCTGCTTGATCAGCAGAGCGTTCTCCGCAATCGCGCGCTCGACAGCGAGTCGATCCGCGTAGAACTTGCCGGCCACCCCGAGGACCCCCAGCACAGCCGTGAGGCTGAGCGCGATCGGCGTATTGCCGTTGAGCGAGGGTATCGTCATGAGGCCAGGATACACTCCGATGTGACGAAAAGCCTCAGGGCGCGAACACCGAGCGCGCGACGTAGGTCAGCACGTAGGCCAGCAGGATGCCGCAGGACACCGCGCACACGCGTACCCTCACCCTTCGCCATCGCGCGCGCGTCCGTTGAGCCGCTTCAGCTCGTGCTTGCGCATGAGCAGCTCGAAGCTCTTCAACTGCAGGTCGAGCGCCTTCTCGGTCTCCAGGATCTGCTGATCGCGTTCGGCCTTCATCTGCTTGAACGTATACCAGCGCATCACGCTCGCTGCGCAGAGGCCGAGCACCGCCCAGCCAAGTCCACTCGCCCCCGTCTCGAAGAGCGTCTTCAAGAACTCGATCGCCTGCCACGGCACCCTCCGCCCCCTCTGCCACGCCACGGCACCTTCGCCGGTGTTTGTCAACTGCGATCCTGGGCAGGTTGTGTCCCGCCCCGATCCTGAGCGATGCTCTCAATCAAGGCGCGGGCGAGTGCCGAGGACAGCTCGGGGGTGGTTGAGCTGTCGCGGACCTCTCGCCCGCGCCCGCGTCCGATCCTACTTCTCTTCGAGCAAGCCCTCGACCAAAAGCGCCGGCGCCCCCGTCGGGATGCCCGCCGCCAGTCCTGCCGAACGGATCACATCGAACATGAACTCGGTGCCATCCTTGGGATCGAGCAGGTCCGCACCCTCGCGCGCGAACAGCTCGAGCGGATGCCCGCCCCGCGCGCGCTCGCCGAGCGGCACCGTCCACACATCTCGGATGAAGGGCACAGACCCCGCCACGTCGCCCACGGCGGCCTTGATCAGCGCCTTGGCGACCTTCTTTTCGTAGTTGGGGTCATCGGGGTCAGGCACGTCCCCGCCGCTCGTGAGCGCGTAGATCGCCGCAGCGTAGAGCCCCGGCGCCAGGATGAAGAGCGCGTAGTCCGCCATGCGCTCCGCGCCGAAATTCCCCTTGCGAAAGAGCTGGTTGTACACCGTGTTGCTGTACGAATAGAACGGCGTGATGAGGCGCAGCAGGTCGTTCTGCTCGAAGGCGCTCTGGTCGAGCTTCGTGCCGCCGCCCTGGGACTTGCTCACCGCCGCATCCGCCGCCGCCACCGCGCGCGCCTCGGTCATGCCCTGGTTCACCGCCACGCGGTGCGCCGCGAGCCAGATCGGCATGTCCACGGTCCGCAGCTGCACCTGGCCGATCAGCTCGAGCGCGAACGCGCCCACGCCGCTCTTGATCTGGCCCGCCTTGCTCTGCGTGCGCACGAGCTCGCGGATCTCCTGGTTCCCCGAGCGCGCGCGGTCCCGCATGAAGGGCGAGGCGTCGAAGACCTGCGCGTAGGTGTCGCGCATGCGCTGCGGGCTCCCGCCGCCGAGCCCCTCCCAGACGCCGCGCATCCAGTCCGCGGAGCTGCCGCCCATCTGCTGAATCACGCGCAGCCCGTTGCTGTGCCCGCTCGCCTGCATGATCAGCGTGGTGGCCCGGAATCCGAGCTTGAAGATGCTGCCCCGCTGGCGCACCCAGCGCGCCGTCCGCTGCCAGGCCGCCAGCCCCCGCGTATCCGCCGTGTCCCGCGCCACCGCGCGCAGCCGTGGCGCCCAGAAGTCCCGGAACCCGAACTCCCGCCCGAGCGCCTTCGTGATCGCCCCGTCTACCCCCGGCCGCGCCAGCACGCGCTGCGCATCGATCAGCGCCTCGCGGTGCGTGAGGTCGAGGATCACCTGGTCCATGTGCGTCGCGATCACGTCGGGACTCAGCAGGAGCGGCCCCGCCACCTTCGTGCGCTCCCGCGTGTGGCTGTGCCCCGTGCTGGCACGGGTGAAGCCCTCGGAAGCGTTCGGCACGATCTGGCTGCTCTCCTGCTTCTGCCCGAGTTGGCTGCGGTGCGGGTCGTAGACCACCGGGAAGTAGCCGCCGCGGAAGTCCCCATGCCGCGTGCGCACCGTCTGCGCCTCGATCTTGGGCGGCGCCACACCCGAGAGGCGCCGCTCCATCGCTGCGACCTCAGGCCAGAGCGAATCGATCAGATCCCACGTCCCCTGGACGAAGGCCCAGTCCTTCGCGTCCAGGTGCGCGTCGAGCACGGCCTCCACGGTCTGCTGCGACCAGCGATAGCCCTTCAGCAGCTTCTCCATGTTGGAGGCGTTGCCCATGTTGAGCGCGATCATGATGACGTTCCACTTCGTGACCGGGAACGCGCTGCCACCGCGCCGCTTAAGCCGCGTCTCGCGGACCTGCCGGTCCCAGCCGCTCACCTCCGCCTCGCCGCGAGCCGCGCGCAGCGCCGACAGCTTCTCTGTGTAGGCCGCCAGCTTGGCGTTGTACTCGCCCTGCGCCGCGCGCAGCGGCTCCCAGACCACCCGGCGCAACACCGAGTTGGGGTCGTTCCCGGCGAGTGCGTCGATCACGAACTCGGCCTTGCGCAGCGAGGCGTCCAGGCCCCGCGCGGTCGCGCGCACCCGCTCGAGCGGCGACTCGGTGAACCCGGCAGGCTCCTTGCTGCGGAAGCCCTGCTCCTCGATCACCTCGACGATACGCTCTTCGAGGGACTGCAGCTCGAGCTTCTCGCGCCCGCGCGTGTAGGTGGTCTCGCGGCGGGCCAGCTCGGCCATGTTCGCGAGCGCGTCCCGCAGGTCCCGCCAGTCCGCCACGGAGAGCTCCCGCGCCGGCGCGCGCTGCCGCGGGTCCCGCAGGCGATCGCTCAGCACCACCTCGCGCCCGGCGGCTTCCTGTTCCTGCGCCCACTTCTCGGGTGTCATCCCGAGATCCGCGCCAGCCACCGCCTTGCGCAGCCCGTGGCGCTCCAGGAGCCCATCGATCTGCCGCAGGTACTCGCCCTGCGCGGCCCGGGCGATCGTAGCCCGCGTGGACTTCCCGCGCGCGAGCTTGGCCATGGCCCGCGTGCCCTTCTCGATCTCCTTCCGGAGCGCGCGGGACTCCTGCTCGAGCACAAGGTTCAGGATCTGCGAGCGCTTGTGGTCCTGCGCCAGCGCGTAGTCCTTCACCGCCACCGCCTCGACCGCAGCGAGAGCCGCGCGGCGCGCCTGGTCGCGGTACGCCTGCGGGCGGATGTCCTTCACCACCCGCGCCGCGAGCAGCCGCCGCGCCGCCGCCTTCACCTGGGCCTGCTCCGCCGGCCGCCCGCCCACCTGCCGCGCCAGCGCGCGCTCCTCGATCTGGAGCACCCGCATCTGCTCGTCGTTCTGGGCCGCGTCCTGGATCGCCTCCTCAGCGCGCTTCTGCTCCAGATCCCCGAACCGCGCCAGCATGCGCGCTTCGGTCCCGTCCGCGATCGCCTGCTCACGCGCAGGCGCCGAGACGAGCGCATCGACCAGCTCGAACCCGCTCGGGAAGCCGAACAGCTCCGCCACCGCGTCCGGGTGCAGCCCGCCGATCTGCTGCATTCCCCGTGGAACGACGTCTTCCCAGCTACCGCCGTAGGGACTCTGCCCCATCTCGCGCACGAGGTTGCGATCGAGGCGCTGCTCGGGCGTCGCCTCGGGGTCCACGCGCAGCTGCAGGAAGGCGCGGGCCTGCTCGACGGGGGTGCGGTCCACCTCGGCCGTGACCTCGCGCTGGAAGTCGCGCCGCACGCGCGCGAGGGTGCGGTTCTCGGCGCGTCGCGCCGCCGCCTTGTGCCGGGCCTCCTCGGACATCTCCTGCGAGAGCTTCGCGCGCGCCTTGCTCCGGGCGCCCTCGAGCGCGGCTTGGTACTGCGCGAACTCGTCCCCCGTGAGCACGCCCGCCGGGTCCGTGAAGAGCGGCGCGGAGAGGCCCAGTTGGTCCTGGGCCCGGAGCACCGCGATCACCTCTTCCGCCGCCTTGCGGGTCTTGGCGTTGCGGATCGCCTCGACGGCCCAGGACTGGGGCGCCTGCACCGGCGCTGTAGCTGAAAGTACAGTGGCTGCGCCTTCTGGCGGCGCGACGCGGTACACCGGGCGCGCAGGAAGACCTCTAGGGATGGACCATCCACCATCCGCGCGCTGCACTGCGACCGGGTCCTTGATGACCGTGTAACCCCGATGTTCCAGTGCTTGGTAGATACGGTCTGCCGCCGGAGAAACATCGGCGTCAGAGAACACAACGCGCCCTTCCTCGGCGGCTTGCTGAATCAGCTCCATGTAGGCGCGCAGCCCATGACCGGAGCCGCGATCTTCCTGGCTGTCGATGTGCGAGTGTTCGATCTTGAGAGCAGGCACGCCCTCGAAATCTCCCACCGCGCCATTTATGACGCCCACCTGATCGCCAGCGGCGTTTCTGATTGGCTTGGTGAAGCCATCTCCCTGGATCTGCACTTTGGTGGCCGCCTCGGCCACGGCAGCCGCCAGGGCCACCTCCTGGTCCATCTGCGCGGGGAGCTCCGCCTCGGTCGCCTGGGCCTCGCGCAGCGTGAGGTCCTCGGGGCGCAGCCTCACGTCCTGCACCAGATCGGGCAGCGCCGGCGCCAGCGTGCCGAAGTAGCGCCCCACCGAGACGCGCACGTCCCCGCCCGTGGCCATCGCCTCGGGGATCTGGCTCGCCACCTCGGGCATCTGCGCCAGCAGCTCCGGGCTCGCCGCCAGCACCGCAGCCGGGATGCGCACGTCCTCGATCCCCGCCTCGCGCGCGAGGGCCTCCGTGAGCTCCCCGAACGCTTGCGGGCTGATCTCGCGCGTCTTGGCCTGGGCCACCGCCTCCGCCGCGAGCTGCAGCTGGGCGGCGTTCTGCTGCGCCTGGGCCACGCGATCCAGCTTCACCTGCACCGTCTGACCCACGCCCACGAGCGGCAGCACGCCGAAGGCCGTCTGGACCGCCGTCTCGCTCAGGCGCTCCACGTCCGCCACGTCCAGGCCGATCTCGCGCTGGGGGTCCAGCACCCGGCCCGCCTCGATGTTGACCGCCTCCTGGGCGAGCTCGGTACCAATCTCGGTGCCGACCGCCTTCAGCACCTCGCGCGCGGCCGCGATCAGCTGCTGGCGCAGCACCGGGTTCGCCAGCTGGCGCTTCACCGTCTCCTTGGCAAGATCCGCACCGCGGCCCACCAGCCGGTTCACGCCCGGGATGCGCTTGGCGATGGACTGGAAACCCGCGAACTCCAGCCCCGCGTTGATCGCGCCGACCGTCACCGCCGCCGCCGCCACCGCGTCCTCGGGCAGCGGCTGCCCCGCCGCGTCCGTGAGGTCCGAGAACTCGGCGAAGGCGTTGCCACTCTCGAGCAGGAACGCCCCCGCCGCCGAGCCAGGCTTGAGCCCCAGCGTGAATCCCGTGGCCGCCCCCGCCACTGCGCCCGGGACCGCCCCCACGCCGCCCGCGAGCGCTCCGCCGATGCCGCCCACCACGGCGCCGCCCGCGCCGCCCGCCACGCCGCCCGCCAGCGCGCTCCCGCCGATCGACGCGAGAATCGGCAGCTGCTCCAGCGGAGCACCCAGGATGTCGTCCATGATGCCCGCACGGCGCGTGGGCCCGAGCTCCCGCGCGCGAAGCTCCTGCCACGTGCGCCGCTGCTCGAAGCTCACCGGCGACCCCGTGAGGGCGCCCCACATGAGCGGCGCTGCGGCCGCCGGGATCTCGAAGGCCCCCCGGCGTCCCGACTCGAAGCGGTTGCCCACCACCTCGAAGAGCCCCGGCTCGGGTGCCGCGGGCGCCTGCGGGAGCGCCTGCACCGGCCCGCCCGGGAGCAGCGCTCGGCGGAAGCTCAGCATCTGCGGCACGTCGTCGCGCACCACCGCCGCGCGCTGCGGGTCCGCGAGGTAGCGCTGCAGCTCGGCGCTCTGCGCAATTTCGTCCCAGGGGAGCGCGCGCACCGCCTCGCGCTCCTCCACCTCGGGGAGGTTGCGCTCGACCGTCTCCGCCGGCAGCCGCGTGCGCTGCGAGAGCTCGAACACCCGGCCCGCGGTCCCCGGGTCCTTGGGCGCGGCGAGCTGCCCCGCGGCCTGGGCGCGCTGCAGGCGCTTCTCCTCGAGCTTGCGCTCGAGCGCCGCGTTCACCTCAGAGAGAGTCGGGTCCGGCGCGCTCACTGTTCACTCGCCAGCTCGCGCGCGCGCGCGAGGATGGCCTCCGGTGTCACCCGCACCCCCTGCGCGTTCAGGTCGCGCGTCACGAAGTCCACCACGGCGGCCGAGAGCCCGGGCACCACGATCGGCGTCCCCTCGGGCTGCAGGTACGCACCGCCCGGACCCCACGGGTCGCCGCGGTAGCGCTGCAGCTCGATCGCGTCCATCACGGACTGCTGCTCCTTCGCGCTCGCCTGTCCGTTCTTCTGCTTCTCGAAGTCCTCGAGCGCCGCCTCGTAGCTGCGCTGCAGCTCCGCCTGCTCCAGCTCCGAGAGGTCCGCCCGCAGCTTCGCGCGCTCGCGCGCCACCGTGCGCACCTCGCTCGGGGAAGCGCTCTCTCCGCGTCGCGCCTTCGCCTGCGCCTCCTTGAGCTTCTCGTACTCGACCGGACCCACCTTCGCCGGGTCGATCTTCTCCTGCGCGAACTGCTCCGGGGCGTCGTACCGCAGGTCCACCAGCCGCCGCCACTCGGCCATGTCTTGGATGCCGGTCTTGCTCGGGCCGGTCCGGCGCGTCTCGCCGAGGAAGTAGTCCGCCTCGGTCCGCGAGAGGTTGGGCAGGTTCTGCCGAATCCAGCCCACCGAGATGCTGCCGTCCAGCACCTGCGCCATCCCCTGGCGCGCAGTGGCTTCCTCGAGCTGCCGGCGCGTCTCCAGTACCCGGGCCTCGGCTTCCGCCTTCTCCGCCTTGGCGAAGCGCTCGCGCTGTGCGATCTCGGCCTCGAGCGCCTCGATGGCCACCTGCCGGCGCGGCTCGTCCATGTGCTCGAAGCCGCCCACGCGCGCGCGCACCGCCTCGAGCGTGCCCTGCGGGTCGCGGTCCTTCCCTGCGCGCCAGAGCCCCTCGGTCGCGGTCGCCTTGAAGCGCTCGAGCTCCCCCTGCGCCTGCTCGGCCGAGAAAAGCCCCGCCCCCTGCGCGCGCCCGATCGCCTCCGCCGCCCGCTCCATGAGGGGGCCGCGGTTGGGTTCCGCCGCGCGGCCGTACAGGTTCGCCCAGTCCGCGAGCGCCGCCTGCGTGTCCGCACGTCCCGCGCTCACCCGCCGCGCGCGCACCTGGTCGCGCACCTGCGCTCCCGCGCGCACTCCCTCGATCCCGAAGCGGTCCGCGAACTCCCCGCGCCAGGGACCGAAGAGCGTCTTCTCATGGCGCGACTGGATCTCCGCTCGCGCCTTCTCGAAGCGCTCCTCATGGGTCGCCTCGTCCGGGTCATCGCGCAGCGCCTCGATGTTCTGCTCAAGCTCGACCGAGGCCGCCGCCAGCGCCCGGCTCGCCCGCGCGCTCTCGCGCGCCATGAGGATGCGCTCCGAGGCCTCCGACAGCGCCGAGAAGACGCCAGCGCCCTGCGCGCGCGCCTGCCCCTCGGCCGCGCCGAAGTCCTCGCCGGTCGCCCGCCGCCCGAAGCTGCCCGGGCGCGCCGTGATGCGCGGCAGCTGCAGCGCCATCAGCCCCTCCGCAGGAAGAGCTGGGACGCCACGCTCCCGCTCCCCAGCGCCCCGCCCAGGATCGCGCTCGCCCCCTGCCGCTTCCCCGCGCGCTCCACGCTACTCGCCCGCGAGCGGTCCAGTCGCGCCGTGTTCCGCGCCGCAATCTCCGCCTGCACCGCCTCGCGCTCGATCTCGGCCGCGTTGCTCACCAGCAGGTCGAGCGGACTCCCCTCGAGCTGCACCCCGCTCGCCCCCGCCACCGCCCGCTGGCGCCCGATCTCGCGGCGCCCCTCACGCCGGATCGAGGACGCCTGCTGCGCGCCCTCCATCTGCGCCAGCTGGGCGTTCGCCCGCGCCGCCGCCGCCTCCGCGCCCGCCTGCTGCTGCAGGCCGCTCGCCTGCGTGATCCCCGCCGCCAGCGGGCCACCCACGGCCACGCCCGAGAGAAGCGCCGGAAGGTCCAGGAGTCCCATCGTCTAGTCCGTCGTCGTGAGGTTGGGGAAGAGCGCCAGCACCGCGCACGGCAGCGGGCTCATGTGCCGCAGCGCCATGCGCGCCCCCCGCTCGTGACCCGCCGGCCACGCCAGGAGAGGCGTATCACCATCGTACAGAGTCCCAGCCGCCGCGCGGTGCTTCTGGCGGAAGTTCGACGCGTCCGGCCCGTACTCCAGGTCCCCGCCCATCTGGTGCAGCCGGATCACCGCGCGGTGTACCCGCTGGATCTTGCCCTGGGACGTGCCGTCCGCCGCGCCCGCCTCAATCCGGAGCGTCACCAGCACCGCGCCGTACCCGTAGCCCACCTGCACCACGCTCGCCGCCGTCGGCAGCGTGATCCGGCCGTGGCTGTCCACCGTGAGCGGCCCCACGTCGATCCCGTCCGCCAGCACCGACAGCGACTCGCCCGCGTACATCCAGAGCCCGGACACCGTCGCCGTCGGCGCCCCGTCGTAGGTGAACCCGCCGTCCACGAAGTAGGCGTCCTCGATCGCGCGCGTCTCGTCCCACACGCGGTCCAGGTACTCCACCGCGCGCACCGTCGTGGCCCCCACCGTGCGCTCCGTCAGCGCCCAGAGCTGATCCGCATCTCCGTCCGGATGCGGGATCACCGCCACCGAGAGCACCTTCGCAGCCGTGCCGCCGATCGGATGGCGGTGCCAGCAGAACACCTGCTCATCGCGCTCGTACGTGAAGGCCGCCAGCGAGCCGTCCTCGCCGGGCATCCAGAGCAGCCGGTAGGGCTCGCTCTGGAAGGCGCCCGACAGGAACAGGCCCCGCGAGATGTGCTCGGCCAGCCGCGTGAGGTCCGGCGCCGTGAATGAGTCCTGCGTGTCGTCCCACACCAGCTCGCGGACCTTCCGCCCCGCGCGCTGCGTCATGAGGATCACGTTCTCGACCGCGACAGGGATCGACTGCGAGCGCGAACCGTAGCGGCTGCGCGCGCGGATCGTCGTCACCGTACCGGGAGAGAGCGGCTCCGCCGCGTTGCGGTTCGTCGCGTACTCCTCCGCCGTCGTGCCGATCACCAGCGCGTTGGCGTCGATCATCCACTGGATCGGGTCGCTCGACGAGAGCGTTCCCACGAGCGCCGAATCATCCGCATCGAAGGTGCGGTGATCCTCATAGTCCCCCGTCACCGAGGCCCAGAACGTCGTCGGGTTGGCGCGCGTCCCGGCCCAGATGAGCCGATCCTCGAAGAACGTCACCGCGCGCGGGTAGCCCTGGACATCGCTCCAGGCCCCGAGGCTCCAGCGCAGGCCCGACA